GCGCGAGTTGGAAAAATGAAATTTTTCAATTGGCATATTTATAAAAATAATTGCCACTACTTTACGAAAGAATTGATATATCAAATAAACGACGAGTTCAGCTGCAAATATTTTAAAAGCAAAAAAAAAATCAAACAATTTTGTAATAAAATGTTTTATAACAATTTCATATTGCATTTATACCACATCATGTTGTTCCTGCATAATTTTTTTCAAAAATACATCCTCAATGTGAAAGAGCACATTGTTTCCAAAATGGAACGCATGAATGCACGATGATTCAACCAACACATGTTACTAAATGCTTGCGCGTGTTGGTCTTTCCATTCCTATGGAGACAATCATTTCAATAATGGGAAAAACGTGTCGCAATCATATACACCGTCTATCGTGGTAACACACATTTCGTCAATGCGGATTTCGCCGGTTGCATGCATGGCCAGAAACTGCTGGTAAATGCTGGCGCCGCCGATGATCCACACCTCGTCGTAGTTTGCGGCTTTTAAATGCGCAAAAAGCTCCGGCACGGTTCTAAACCAGTGTTCCGACTGGATTTCATGTGGTTCAGGTGCATGGGACGAGAGAATTAAGTTGGCCCTATTACGCAACGGGCGCACGGGGATGCTGTCCCATGTTTTTTTGCCCATGACAACCGCGTTGTTGCCCAAACCCGTTGTTCGCTTGGCAAAATGGGCCATGTCGGCCTTGCAGTGCGGCCACGGCAGCTGGCCCTTGTAACCCATGCCGCCATCCGAGCACACGGCCGCAATCAGTTTAAATGCAATCATGGGATCCAGTTTGAATTCATTTGTGGAAAATTGTTTATATTTAAAATCATCAAAAATCATTTAATGACACCATTGCACACATTATAATATCAATAATTATATAATCATGGACATGATATGTGTTGCAACAATTGAGGGGCAAAATCAAACCATTGTGTTCGGACCCGCCGAAGAAGGCGGGCCCGTTGGGGTCAATGGGGTCAAATACTCCGGTCAGCGCATACATCCCGACGACACCATAGAAACCATTAAGCGCAAGCTGCTGGTGGAATTGCCGTCGGTGAGCTACGACGAGCTTTACCTGTATGCCAGCGTGCAGCCTTTTTTGACGGTGGAGCGCACAGTCCACCTCTTGACGTGCGGGCACCGATTCCCCATCTCGCGCGACCGGCTGACAACCCTGTGTCAAAATTTGAAGAGCCCGCACATTGCCGAACAGCTCTGCGCAATCCACGCAACGTCGGATGCAGACAATTACACGGCCGAAGAGCTGTCCGAGTTTTTGCTGGCCATTCAGCGCAGCGAGGAAGACCTGCGCATGGACGTGCCGCTGGGGCAAACGCTGCAGTACGACTACCCCCTGCCCGCCAACCCGTTCCAAAAAACGCTGGACCCCTTTTTGAACAAGGCGCACCCGGATTTAGTGAAAACCAAGAACAAAACCGTGCTGCTGGAGTACGGGGTTGCGCAAGAACCCGTCATGCAAATCCACGTGTGCTGCGCGGGGGATGTTTTGACCGGTGCGGACGACGACGCGGTCAAGATTAAGCTGTATTACCCGTACCTGCACGAAAAGGGGATTGCGTCGCTTGAACAGCTGGCCGACCGCCGGCAAGAACTGCTGGATGAAACGCGCCAGCACGTTGACGCGGCATTTGTCAAGCACAACGACGCGGTTGACGTGCTGCACCGGGTGCACAATGAACGGCAAAACCCGGCCGAGCTGCGGTACGCCGAGCGCGGAATCAAATCGGTGCACTTCATCATGCAGCCGGTGACCCGATTCGTGATGCCGCTGGACAGCCTGTTCAAAGTGCTGCACAGCGCGCAGCAAACGCCGCTCATTAAATACAACCCGCAGGGGCAGCGAGAGAAGGTGTATCGCCTGTATGCACCCGGTGTTGCTAAAAACGGGCGCCGCATTCCGGCGCTGACGAAGGCCAAGATTGTGCGATTGGACGGCGAAATCGGCAAGCGCCGGCGGGTGGCGGCTTACATGGAACACCGGCTGGACAACGGCTTCGCGTGCGAAGTGGTGTGCGAATTTGACGCGGAAGCCAACGTGCACGTGAAGGCGAATTTTCGCCTGGCGGTGCCGTACGGGGACGCCGAAAATGACTACGACAATGCGATCAACCGCGTGTTGCGCGCGTGCTTGAACCCCCTTTTGGACGAAGCGCGCCGGTTTTTGCAGAGCACCAGCGGCAACAGCATTGACCAGTTCTGCAGCATTGCCGTGCCGACGGTGGAAATTGCGGACATTGTGTGGTCCGCGCATTTGATGGACACGCCGATGCTTCGGTCACAAAACATCATGGGGTGCGTGTCGGCCGTGTTTGCGGTGATTGACGAAACCGACGGCGAACTCAGCATGCGGTACAAGCGCGTGTCCAACTACGACGAGCGCTTCGGGGCGGAAGCGTACATTGCGGAACGCATGCGCAAAGACGCCGCGGTGGGCAGCATCGTGGCGGGGCTCGTCAAAAATCGCCTGGTCAAGACCGAAGAAGCGGCCATGCAGCGCATTACGGATTATCGCCTGGCGGAGCAAGTCATGGAGGGCGCGCACCGACGCAGCCGGACGCGGGTCAAGCAGCCCGGGTTTTTAACCGTTGTGCGCCGTGAAAACACGGAGCTGCACGTTGAAATCAGCGACATCACCAGCGTGCGATACATCCGCCTGCTGGAAATTTACGTGGATGCCATTTTGCGGATTTCCATGTATGAAAAAAACAAACGAACCACCCGCGTGCCGATGCCCCTCCTGGAAACACTGTGCTCCAAGAGTTCCGGTCGCAAGGTGACCGAAGTGAAGGAGCTGAATGAACCAAACGAAGGGGGCGACGTTCCCGCATTTGTGGCCGACCTCTCGTTTGAAGACCGCATCGCACTTGAGCGGGCGCTGGAACGGGAAGCCGAAGGGCTGGGTGCATCATTGGGTGCATTGGAGGAAGACGTGTCCGAAGCGGACGTGCTCGGCATGATGGACATGATGATGGAATCCGAGGACGAAAGCGAAGAAGAAGGAAGCGAAGGAAGCGACCAAGAAGGGGGTGCACCCAAAAAAATAGCCGCTGCTGCTGCTGCTGCTGCTGCTGCTGCTGCATCATCATCCGATTCGGACTCCGGGTCCGTGTCGGACTCCGGGTCGGACTCCGGTTCATACGCGCCCCAGTCTTTGAAAAATCCGAACCCGTTTGAGCACAAACTACAACGGAGCGAGCCGATCCTGTTTCTCTCAAAAAAAACGGGGAATTACGACACGTATTCCACGAACTGCCAGTCCAACATCAAACGGCAACCGGTGGTGCTGTCCAAGCAGGAATACGACGAGCTGCACGCCGACCCAACCATGCGCCCACTTTTAAAGGACGCGCTGGAATACGGGTCCGACCCCAACAACAAGTATTATTACATGTGCCCGAGATACTGGAGTTTCAAAGACCGGCGGCCCATGACGGAGCAAGAGGTGAAGGACAAGCATTTGGAACGGCACGTCATCGGCAAAAAGGACAAGGATGTCACGCTTGAAAAGTACATATTTGAGTTCAATGACTACGGCAAGGAACACATGGGCGCCAAAGGATACATTCAACATTACCCCGGATTTTTAAATGCCAGCGTGCACCCCGATGGCCTGTGTGTCCCTTGCTGCTTTAAAAAACAACAAAAGTTTGCGGATCTAAAAGTGTGCGAAGACAAACTGCGCGGCGCAAAGGCACCGGCACAGACAGTTCCAGCAGAGGTTGCTCCAGCCGCACCAGCCGCACCAGCCGCACCAGCCGCACCAGTCGCGTCACCAGTCGTCGCGGTCCCAAAGGACGACTACATTGTGGGTCCGGACAAATTTCCGATTCCGCTGGGTCGCCGCGGATATTTGCCCCAACCCGTGCAACGGTTTTTGAACTACGACAACAGCACGTGCCAGGTGAGCCAGACCAACAAAACGCTGAAGAAGAAAGTGGCGTGCTTGTTGCGGCACGGGGTGCAGGAATGGAACCAGGACACGATGGGACGTTTAAGCGAGATGCAGTCGTTTATTGCGTGCATGGCCGCCATGCGACAGGACGAGCGCCCCAAAAGCATTATCGAAATGAAAAAAATCATTTTGGACGGCATCACGCTGGACTCGTTTCTAACGTATCAAAACGGCACGCTGGTGGACGCATTCAAACCCGCCCCCGGCCAAGACCGGGAAGTGAATGGCCCGGGTTCCACTTACAAGGGCAGCAACTACGTCAAGAAAATGACCGCAAGCATGAAGGGCAAGGACGCGGCAAAGCAGAGGGCCGCGATGAGCAACACCATCAACGCGTACGAAAACTTCCGGCGATTCATTGAAAGCAACGACACCGTGATTGATCACACCTACATGTGGGACATTTTCACCACGTTCAATCCGAAGATATTCAACACGCAGCAACAGCGGCTGGAGCACGCGCTGAAATATGCACAAGAAAAGGGCGTCGCCAACAGCAAAGAACTCGCGATCCGCAACATCGGGTTCAATCTGATCATCCTGGAAATCCCGAAAGACGACAACAGCGACGCGCTGAACATCGTGTGCCCGTCCAACCACTATTCCAACAACCAGTTCAACACGCACAAACCAACCGTGATACTCATTAAACAGTACAACTATTATGAACCCATATACCAATTCACCGACAATGACAACGCCAAAAAATCCGACATCAAAAAATCATTCAGCCTGAACGAAGCGACGCTCCTGCCCAATCTGAAAGTCATGATAGACCTAATCCGACTCCAAATCATGCCGGAATGCGCCCCGGTCAAGGCACCCACCGTCAAACCATACACCTTCAAATACAATATTTCGGCCGAAGAAGCCATCTCCATTTTAAAGAAAGAGAAATTTACTGTCAATCGGCTGGTGTTGAATTACGATTCCAAGGTAATTGGCCTGGAAGTTGCAAAAATGCGCGCGAACGGAGGGCAGTTGCATTCCGGCATCATCATGACGGCGGCATCGCCGTTGGACCCGCATTTTACGGAAATTGACATGGACTTGGTGATGATGGATGATCTCAGCATTTGGAGCTCGTACGAGGACACGCTGCAGTTTCTCACGTTTGTCAGCAAAGAAACGAAGGCCCGAATCCCGTGCCTGCCGCGCGTCAACGTCGTTGATGACGGCCGTCTCATTGGAATCATGACGGAAACCAACCAGTTCATGGAAATTCAACCGCACATCCCCGTGTTGGAAATTCCGCCGGTGCCCGCTGGCGTGAAACGGCTGGACCTCATTGCCTACAACACCACGAATCCCAACGAAGCCGATGCGGAAGTGCAAACCGGGACCACCGAGGACGCCAAGCGGGTGAAATACGTGCGACGCATTCAGCTGGAAACCGAAATGTACTCGCTGTTTCGCAATTCCATGCGCATCATGATCAACCAAATCAAGAACATGGAGCGAAAAAAACGGTTGGAAGGCATCCTGCACGCGCCCAATGATGGAACCCATCAAGACAAGCTGCGTGAAATCATGCGCATTTGCCGCGAGATGGGGGACCCGTCCATCCAATTCACGCAAATGTCGGATGCCGTTCTGGACGCGTTCAAAACGGACTCCGTTGCATTCATGCAGTGCCTCTCGGCCGAATCCCGGATGGAGTATGGACCCAACACGTGCATGCGCGCGGTCAATGTTGCGGCGAATGAATGCACCATATTATTGCCGCGTGCGAACTTGGTCAACGGAATGGACAACCGCACATTTTACTACGGCAAATTGGCCGATGAACTGTTGCGATACACGCGCATTCGGCGGTTCATCATGTCGTCCGCGTCCTCGTTCTCCTCTCTCACTCCGTTGGCGTACGATCTGCATTCCAATGAAATCATTCTGCTGCATTCGCAGCTGGAACCCTATTTTGACCACCTGGAACCCGGGACGGGGTCAATGAACCCGTTTGCGCGATACAACGCGTTTGCCACCGCAAATCCGGAACTGAACCCGGGCGAAATCCCGTCCAGCAACTATGTTGAGGTCGCCGCCCCATCCGACGGCAATGTTTGTGCCCCCGTCGCACTTAAACCGCTGGCAGGCGCCGCAACGCATTATTTCCCCCCAACCATGCAGCTGCTCGCATTTGACAATGCCGAGGGGGAGTGCACGTTTGAAGCCTTCATCGCCATCATGAAAGAGGAACGCGCCGAATACGGCGATGTGAACGTGCCCGAATTAAAAACCATTCTGGTGGGCAAATATGACGAACTCGCGCGCACGCACAAGGTGCAGCTGATGAATTATTACAAACACTTGACCGCCAACCGGCGAGTGCTGGCCACCAACGTGCAAGACTTCATCATGAACTCGTTCCATTACATGACGCACTTGGACCTGTGGATTCTGGCACAGCATTTTCGCATACCGGTCGTGCTGTTTGCCGGACACATGAAATACCCCTTGATTGAAAATCAACAGCCCGCGCTGGTGCTGTATCATGCAACCACCGACGAACCCGACGAAACAGAAACAAATGCCGCATTTTATTACGTGATGACATCCGGACGCGCCCGAGATGTTGCCCCCGGTTACAGCATTGTTTGCACGGACGCAAATGTCATGAAATTCCCGCTCAGTCAATGCACCAATGCCGCCCTTGTCTCCGAAATCATGAAACAACTGGTCGTTGGGGTGGGTTTGGTCTCACAATTTGTTGCGGAATACGTTCCCGTGGTGAAAAAACGGGTGCTAAAAGAAAAAGAAAAAGACGCGGATGAATAATGGATGTGAAACATGATGTGGAAACCTACATCATTTTATCTCGGCATTTTATTAACACTAATGTAACCAGTGTCGTTTACCGCCAGATTTGCGGGTCCTGGGCGTCCTGGGCGATGCAGACTTCGTCCTGGGCGATGCAGACTTCGTCCTGGGCGTCCTGGGCGTCCTGGGCGTCCTGGGCGTCATGGGCGCTCGCTTAATCGTTTTCGCTAAAGCATGCCCGGTGTGTTTGCATAATTCAACCGGCATTTTGCAATTGGGAGACCGGTTAGTTGCGCTGCATTTGCAGGTGCGCATCAACTTTCTCGCAGGTTTAGGTTGATCGGTGAATCGCTGCATTGCTAGAAGGCTTTGTCCCATCAGGCCCGGAGTCGTGCGTCGGATGGTATGTTTGACCACCTTGTTCACATTGGCTTCCAGTTGGCGCGCGACAACCCGTTCCGCTTCTGTTTCCAGGCTTCGCATGTGGTTTGCCGAAAGTTTGTACTCATTGCAACGAAACACAGTGGCGTATTCAATTGCTAAACGCACCAGCTCGGCTTCGTCGCACGCTTCGCCCAACGCGCAGCCAACGATCATGGCATCTATTTCTCGGGAAAGCGCCTTTTTTTGCTTGTCCATTTTGTTATTCGTGCGTGTGTGTATAACATATTGCAAATATTATTATTTATATGTTGCATTAGTTGCGGCGGCGTTTGCATGTTTTTCTTTTGTGTCGCTGGTTGCCTTTGCACTTTTGTTTTTTGTTAGACCTTGTGCCACCCACGCTGCCCTCGCTGTCACTGCCGCGCGGGCTACGCACTGGGAACAGCACGCGTTCGTCCGGCACCCGGCACGCATACACAACCACAAAGTCATTTTCGGGATCAATCACTCCATTGGATATTCCAATTTGCAGAAGGTCCGACAGTTTAACCCGATCGCCATGCTTCGCTTTTAATTCCGGAGCGTATTCAAATTTAGATTCTTTAAGCATGCCCTCAATAGTGTCTTCAATGGCTTTAATGTGTTCTTTTTTCGTTTCAGTGAAAAAGGGATGAGCGCCTTGCAGTGTATCCAATTGCAGTTCAGCGCGCTGTTTTGCGGTCTGTAGAACGGCCATGCGATCCGCCGCGCCATGAGCCACTGTTTGTCTTGAAGACACCGACTTTTTCACGACGAGTCCAAACATTTCATGAGCATCCCGGATTTCACCGGTTTCCATGTCAACCATTGTCACACTTTCAATGACTGGCAATGCATGATTTGGACCAAATAAATATAGATCCGTAAGTGCATGACCCTGTTTATGACAACGAATTTTGTTTTCACCCAGAGTCAGGGCATCCGCATGACGAGGATCGCTTCTTATGCCGGTCATCGCAGTTTGAATGAGTTGCCGGACTTCATTCTTTGAATTCGTTGCATCCTTTGCAACATCGGGCCGTAGGTGGTGCTGACTCAGAGTGTAAGCCAATCCCACGAATGGTTCGTCGCATCTTAAATCGGCACAGAAAGGCTGCCCACATTTGGCAGTGGTGAACGTGTCAACCGGTGTTTTGAAAGAAACCGGCTTTTTGAGTGCGCCCATGGCAGCGAAAGCAACACCAAGAGGAGGAGACGTAAAAGCCAGACCAGGAGGAGGAGCATCAAACCCAAGACCAAGAGGAGGAGCCGCAGAAGCGGATTTTTTGCTCACGTTTTTTTTGAGCACGGGAGGTTTGAGCACGGGAGGTTTGAGCACGGGAGGTTTGAGCACGGGAGGTTTGAGCACGGGGGTTTTGAACACGGGGGTTTTATTGACAGTTTTTTTGTTAACAGACGCAGACGCAGACGCAGACGAAGACGCAGAAGCAGAAGCAGACGCAGAAGCAGAAGCAGACGCAGGTTTAGTGAAATCCGGTAGCACAAAGGAATCGTCGTCAATCATTGGCATGCTTCCATGAGCGGCAATTATGAAAACCCGCGGCATATGGATTGATCTAAGTATATTATGAACATAATAAAAAAATAATAAAAAAGAAACAATTTTTTATTATGAACATCAACCTTTTAACGCATTTTAGCACATTTTTAACACTTGATTTTGTTAAAACCCGACGTTGTAATTGTCCGCGCCCTGTCCCAGATCCACCTTCTGGATGCTGCCCACGTTGGACTCAATGGTCAGATTCTCAAACGCGCACGCGCTCGTGTCCATGGCGGCTGCACCCATCGCCTCCGCAATCTCCGCCTGCTCGTTTTGCGCCTGGAACGCCACGTCCTCCATCTTGGCAATCATCTGCGGCAGGTCCAGCATGACCTGGAAGCTGCTGGTTCCATAATACCCCTCCTGCCCGCACATGACATTCGCCGAAATGCCGCGCATTTGGTCCAGCTCCGCGTGGCGCGCAGCCTTCAAGAACATCTCCGGCGTCTCCTCAAACGACGCCTTGGCAATGGGCCCAATGTTGTCGTTGTTGATGCCGTGCCGGAAAATGGACACCATGCCCGCACTCGCCGTCATGCGGTCGCACAGCAGGCTCAAGTGGTGGTAGTTGATGTACGTGCCGTCGTTCTCAAACACGCCCGTCATCTCGGTGAGCAGCGCCTCGCGCGCGGCCTCAATGCCCAGCACGCTGCGAATCTCCTGAATGTCGTCGCTGATCGTGCGACTAACGTCAATGTAGTCCAGCGCCAGCACGTCCATCAAGTTGGTCCCCTTTGTGTCTAGAACCCACGTCTCCCGCTTCACGTACGCGCCGTCCTCCTTGTGCAGCGTGTCCATCAGCTTGCGCAGCGTGACCTTGCTGATGTTTTTCAGGCCGCGCAGCACAATGTTGTTCAGCAGCTGGTCCTGGAACGCCTTCAGCAAGTAAATCTTGTCCGACTGGTCCAGCGGGTTCTCCTTCGGCTTGAGCGGCTTCTTGCCGTTGATGTTGTTCATGCGCAGACGGAACACCAGCTTGTCCGCGTTGTAGTCGGCGTATATGCAGCTCACGTCGTCGCCGTGGCTGTTCTTGATCGCAAAGTGCACGTCGTCCATGGTGATGCGCTTGTCCAACATGGCCTCGCGGCTCATCACCATGCGGATGATCCACTTGGAACGCGCCGCCGAATCCTTGGACT